TTTTGAATTTTTATTAAAAAGAACTTCCTCAAGTATTAAGGGTATACTAGATTTACCCATGCCGTTTGTACCGACAAGTTGGGTAAGTGTACTATCGTTTAGGTTTAATGTGTTTTTGGCTCCATAGCTAAAACAATTATCCCATTGCAATGTCCCTAGCGTGATCATGATATACTCCTATAATCTCCTTAACTTGATTTTCGTTTAATTCGAGAATATAACTTAGATATTCTACTAACTCATCTTCGATTGTCATTTCTTTATCTAAAATGAGAGTAGCTTCTGTTTTTCTTCGAACAATTTTTTTATCTAAAAGTTCAGAGTTAGAAACATCTGCAAGATCGGTAACATTTCCTTCTATTTCATAAATCGTATGGTCATAATCCGTGGGGATCATCTCATCAGTACTAGTTATTGTTTTTCTTAATAACTGCGGGAGTGCAAATTCTTTCCATTCCCAAGACCAGTTGTTTGCGTCTATCAATAAATATCCTGTTTTAATTTTAGTTCTATGAAACTGTGTAGCCATTGGACTACCTGGATATACGATATTAAGTTGTGTATTGCTATGACTATGTAAATCTCCTGCAAATACAACTGGAAAAGGTGAAAACCTTTTCAAGTCTACTTCAGGATTTACGTGAGGAGGTATCGCTCCCCTAACATGAGTGAATAGCGGTTGCCTATTGTTAAATTGTGTAATGTGCCACTTCCTATGTAGCTCACGGTAGGGAAGGATACCAAACTGTTCCCCTTTGTAAATATCGTCAACGATTTCTACTAAAGGATTGAGTCTGGTTGTAGCACTCTTTAACTGAGTAAAAAATGTTTTCCCCTTTCTTGTAGCCTCATGGTTGCCATCAAATATGATAGTTTTAATGCCAACATTACTTATAAACTTAAAATATAACTCTAATTCTTCCATTGATGGTACTCTATCAAATAAATCACCACCAATAATATGTAAATCTGCTTCGTTTTCTAACTCTTTTATCTGCTCAATGAACAGATTAAACCTATTTTTAGCCCAAGTAACTGGAACATTTTTTTGTCCCAGTTTCAAGTGCCAGTCTGCTGTGAATAGGATTCTGTTTACCACGGATTCTTAGTTCCCTGATTATCAAATTCCTTAGACACCTCAGCAGGTGTTTCGTTCCCTTGAGATCTGATTCGATCTAAGAGTTCTTTTTGTGCTTCTGCACTTGGTCTTGGTAGAACTTCGTCCATTGACTTAAGTTCTGCAATAGATGCCATTTCATCTTCTGATAAGGCTCTTGTTGTACATTTCAAGACCTGTAACTGATATTCGACATTAAATGCCATTGGTCCAGTTTTAACCCTTTTGAAGTAAATGTCCCAACCTGTTTCTGGATCCGTAGGATCACCTAGGTCTTCAGCTGCTAGCATGATTTGCTCAAGCAACTTTTTCTTCAAATTCAAAACTTTAACCTGTCCATCTGCAGGGTCTATACATTGAATTGCATAAGACCATCCACATTTCATTTCAGGATTGTATGCTCGTACCCAATCTTTTTCCGCATTGTCAAAAGTTTCTGTTTGTCTATTGAATGATAAACATTCCATAGGTATATTTTTAGCGTTTTCGCCTTTAATCCAATAAACGTATCTAGGAAGGATATCTCCTACCATTCTTACTACGTTATCTCCGTCTCGGTAAGCAAATTGATTAATACTTGATTTTTTTGCTTTACCTTCTAATTGACCAAATTTTATAGCCATTATTTTCTCCTTATTTGAGTGACTTCTTCATATCGAAATCTTACTTTATTATTTTCGACTTTCAGTAGTCTGTTGTTTTTTATAATGTCCTCGCCCACTGGTGAGTGTTTGAGGTCTAGTGTTGTCTCTCCGTTATCGTTAAAGAGATTGACATTTCTATAACTAGCTAAAGTTATATACTCTATCCACTCTCTTTCGGAGTATTCTGGTCTGTGTTCAAATATAGCTTCTGGATTAACCAGAAAAGAGAATCCAAACCAATTTTTGTTCCAATATTTATATAATGGATCACGATAATTTTTGGGAGTCAGATTGTAAGTAAGCGTGTGTATTACTAATAGAACCTCTGTAGAGATTCCATTGGTTACTTCTTTTATCTTTTTCCAATTATATTGTATCATATATTATACCAAAAAAATGACACTCTGTCAAGAACTAAATTTTTAAAGGTGTTTAATAACATATCCCTGTTTCATATAGTACCCTAACCTATTCTTAGCTTGTCTGCGTGCCGTCTTACCTACTAAGTTAATATCAATTACTACAGGATCTTTTTTACCTTCCTCTTCTCTAATAACCCTGCCTATTAACTGTGTTAATAGTGGGTCATTATTAACAGGCGTTGCTAATAATAAACAACTTAAAGAGTTGAGTGAAATACCTTCTGAAAAAATAGATTGAGTTCCATATAGTATATCCTTATCTGTATCAATTCTTTTCATCATTTTAGGTCTTTCTGCATGGGGGATTTCTCCTGTAATAACCAATGCTTTATCTCCGCTGAGTTCAGCGCATTTCTTTAGTAGATCAACTCTATCTGATACTACTAAAACCTTATGACCTTTAGCAGCATAAGCACTTGCTATCATTGCTACTGTATGTCTATATTCCTCGTTCCATGCTAATTGATTAATCTTTCTAGCCCAAGGAATATTTGCTCCATCCATAAATCTAATCTCTGAATGTATTACATTTATACTAGGAGTCATATAATTTTCTTTTGGTGGTGTAAAGATTTTTTGTCCAAAATAATCTCTAAACACCACATGTTTTCCATCTTTCCTTTGTATCGTTCCCGACAATCCTATCTTATATCTTGCTAGTGATTTATCTATTACTCTTGCGAATGTTGGACTACTAACATGATGCATCTCATCAAGTATTACTGTCCCAAATTGATTTATTATATCTGGAATCCTTCTATATAGAGATTGCACATTTCCTATTACAATAGGACTATCAATATTAAATTTTCCACTACCAATAACTCCTGCTTTAATACCAAATACTTTTTCTACTTCTTTTTCCCATTGAGTTCTTAATGCTAAAGTATGTACTACAACTAAGGTTTTCTGTTTAAGTTTAGCTGCGATAGCTAATGCTGTAAATGTTTTACCCCAACTAACCCAAGCATTTATTATACAATTATCTTCTACTTCATTATATACTGCTTGTTGACTTTCTCTTAGTTCAAATTTAAACTCTGGAAACTCTACTGGAACTATCATTCTTTTATCAACAATTTCATAATTCGCAGGAATTAAATCCAATCTACCTACAGGCATGGTTATTAATCCTGTTCTCACAAATCCCATATTTTTTATAATTTGAGGTGGATCTAAGGGCTTATAAGAAGGTATCTTATAAGTTAATTGTTTATCTATTATAGACTCTAATCTTTCATCTACTGTGAGATAAATTCTATTACTTAATACTGCTTTCATGTTACAAAATATGTTATCGCCACATATGTTAGCATATGCACTAATTGATCAAAACCTGTTATACATCTTCTAAATTGTTCTGATAAACCTTTTCTTTTATATAAATACTTTGTCTTAATCCAATCTTCATGATAATGTATAAACCCATCAAATAATGCAGCATAACATACAGTTTGTATAGGTAGAACCCACACTAGTAATACAAAAGTCCAGAACATATGCATAGCAGTATGTTCTAATCCTCCCCTTCCTCCATATATATGTTTATCTACAGGCACGGTATAAGCAGGATTAAAAACATAATCTGCTAGAAAATGTTTTATTAATAATGATGTTATTACTTCTATCATTTCCAATTTACTAGTATTAGTACTAGTACTCCGAATCCTATCATAGATCCCATAAAAATTAAATTATTTATTGTTATCATACTTTTCTCTTTGTATTCTTTTTCCATTCAGTTGAGTATTCATAAAAAAACCAAGGTACGTTATTTCTATAAATTACTGCAGCCCATCTATAGTCTATTGCTGGTGGTCTTGGTACTTCTATTGGAAAGTTAATATCTTCTAAC